CGGCAGCGCAAGTGGCCACAAGGTTACCAGAAACGTCGACTGCATCAAGAGAAAGGACAACGTCCTCAAACAAGTCGAACATTTCACCGGCCATAACACCATACCTGTGACAGCAAAAAGCGTTGAAATCATCATGCTGGATATGGGCGTATGGAACAAGCTTGGCACGCACATCACGCAGAGTGATGCCAGCTTGACGCGCATTCCATGACATGGAATCATAAAACCCCTCCTCCGAAATCGTGCGTTGACCGCAGACGGAATATTCGTGCGTAAACCTGTCAAGGAACAGATCACGAATCGGAGGATAAAAACGAAACTCATAAGCATAACCAATTGCTTTGCCAGCCATGTACGCGTTATTAGAAACGGCATGGTTGCGATTAGCGCGCATATTGAACCGAGCCAAGGCTTTCCCAATCAAGGGGACCGTTAAGTGCGAGCCATCGCATCGGGGAACAAAAAGCTTACTACAAAAAGTGCAATCGACAAGACACTTACGACGAAAAACTTCTGCTACCATGTTTGCCTCAGCAGCGACACCAACGTACTTCTTTGCGGCAAAGCGAGGAAGGCCGGTGATGCGCGCGAGCATGTCATCCCCAAGTATAACAGACCTACTTGAGGGTGATTTGATAGATAGAAGGAATGCATAAAGAATGGTCGCATTCCAGAACGAGTTCCTAAAAGTCGTGTCAGTTGCCCCAGTGGGCAACTGATTGTCGATCTGAGCAGAAACAGCATGCTTCTTGTTCTTGACGACGAAATGGTTGGACTTGTGATGAAGCCTAACGAACCATTCCGGACAACCTAAACGACGCATAAGCGCCATTTCAAGAAGCATAACGTCTGAACACTGCCGCATATCGTTGGCAGAAAAATCAGACTCGACAAACTCTCCAGGAACTTGGTGGAGAGACTTGACATAAACCTCCGGCGTTTTCTTGTAGGCAACGCTAATCCTATGTGGGCCTTTCATGTGATCGAAACCACATGAAAGACGTTCCATCAATTCTTGAAACATGGGTCCAGATATCGCGTTATAAAGGTCGGTACCTTTATAGATAACGCGAGGAGCCCAATTCGGCTTATGAGAAACAAGCAAGGCTTCCGTCTTGGCAAACAACTCCTTCGTGGTGTAATTCTTGACAGTAGCACCAGAGAAATTATCAAGAGCGGAAAGCATACGAGCACGCTTCTCAGAGCCGAACTTGGAAACCCAAGTTTCAAAAAGATTGGAAGACCAATCAAAGATGGGGAGGTTTTGAGGAAAAACTTCCGAAACCAAAGAATGTGAAGCATGCACGATATTAGGCGACGCACGCTTAGCAGAAAAATAATTACAACGCTTTCTGAAACAGGAAAGGAAATTGCGGTAACCATTGTCGGGAACCACAGGATGCATGTCCTCAAACAAAGGACCAAGTTGTATCTCAGGAAAGGGGTCACTCTCTAAAGAGTCGGGATACCCAAACCTAGATTTCACTGCAGGCTTCAAAGCAGGCAAAGCAGCGACATGGTACCTCTGAAAAGAGGACAGAGCATCCTGCAGATCCGACTTTCTGCAAGGGGGAGCGGAGGGAGGCGTTGAAGATGGAGGTGGAGGTGGTGTTGGCGGTGGCGGT